CAGCCGTATAGCCCCACTCCACCAGCATCTTCGCCGCGCCGATCTCCGAGCGCGAATACCCAGTCACAGGAACGGCCGCAGTCAGGCCCGTGGAGGCCGTCACCACAACACCGCTGCCGGTCCCGCTGCCGAAGGGCGCACAGGCGACGGAGGGCGTGTAGGTGCCCGCCGCCAGGCCGGTGAAGCCCGCCACGCGCGACGGCCTGCCGCCTGTGTCGGTGAGGCTTTGGATGGTGGTGGAGCCCTGCTTGAGGGAAACCACGCAAGTCTGATTCCCGACCAGCGCCGCGGCGCCGTAACGGACGATTGCGGAGGCGGCGGCGGGCGTGGCCGTCACGGTCACCGCATTCGGGTCAACTGGCGCATCGGCGATCGTGATCGTGTAGGCGCGCGTCGTGGAGCCGCTGTCGTCGGTCACCCGTGCCGTAAGGTCGAAGGTTCCAGCGAGAAGCGGCACCCCGCCGTAGATGCCGGCGGTGGACATGGAGAGGCCAGCCGCATCATTGACCGTCGCATCCCATGTCTTCGTTCCGGTCCCGCCCGTGGCCGCGAACGCCTGGCTGTAGGAGCCGCCAACTACACCATCGGGCAGGGTGGTCGTGGTAATGGTCAGCGGGTCAACGGGGGTACTTCCGCTCACATATTCGTAGGCTCCCAAGTCGAACGCAGCGCCCTGAGGGCGGGAGACCCCGAGGATATCCCGCGTGGCCTCTGTCGTGGCCCCCGTGTCAATAGCCGGAGACGTAGCCTGAAGGGTGAAATCGCCAGCCACGGGATTATTGAAAAGCGGATCCGACGTGAGGGACGAAACCACATTCGCCGGGATGGACGCGCTGTTTGACCCGTACCAGAGGTTGTTGAACCCAGTGATGCGCGCCACAGCTGTACCCCCCGAGAACGGGAGCCCGGAGGGTTGGTAGAAAGGGCTATTCCTCACTCGCAGCGTTAGCGTCGTGGTGGGGTTCATCCACAGCGCGCCGACCGTGCTGCCGCTTGGCGGAGTGGGGTAGGTCGAGGCCGCGTACATCGTGTTGTTGTACCACTCCACCGTGCCTGAGCCGTTGAGGTTACGCGTCGGAACATCCGCCGTGTTCAGCCCGTAGAAGCCCGGCATCGCGAAGCCGCCGACAGATGTGACTGGTCCGGTGCCGCAGTTTGCGAAGACGTTATTGTAAATCTTGATTGGGCCGTGGTCCGGATCAGCCTGTGCGAGTGCCAAGCAAGCACCATTCTGGAAGTTCACAATATTGTCGTGGATGTCCAGGTTGAATGGTCCAAAGGCGGTACGCGAGGCATTGCCGCCAGTGCCCGAGCTTGCCAGTGTGACGGGCGAAGTCAAAGCCACGTCGTTGTAAAGGTCCACCGTGCCGTAGTCGCCCGGCGTAGGGAGTGACACATAATAGGCCGCAGTGGGAAGCGTGGAGTTGCCCACGACATCCAGCCGCTGGCCATTGTACAGTCCCTGCTGGCCACTAATGCCGGTGAACGGGGATACGAGTGTCATGCGCGCGGGGGTGCCCGCCGCAATCGTGCTAATCACCTGGTAGGCTGCTCCGGATCCGGTTTGAGCGGTCGCATGGAAGTCGATTCCATGCTGGGCGCTGTTGTTGTGCAGCCAATTCCAACCCATCTCCGTGCCGTTATTGTCCCCGCCCCAGTAGGTGACGTGGTACAACTTCGACGATGTGAAAGGCCGATACTTCCACGGTGCGCCGCTGAACGTGGTCGTCACGAAGCTGTTGGAGTACAGTGTCAGAGCGGACGCCGAGGCGCTGGAAAGGACGCTGTCCTCATAGGTCCCGTCCCCGTCCGTGTCCACCAAAATGTGAGTTCCCGCATAGATCGCGGTGTTCCAAGGGAAGGTGGCTCCCGTGATAGTGAGGGTGGACCCTCCAGACATTGAGACAGTCCCAGCCTGTACTCCGAGTGGCTGACACGGATACTGAAGTGGCTGAAGCGGTAGCCCGGCTGAGTTGTCCGGACCAGAGGTAACCCCTTCGCCGCACCCGATGTTCGTCAGTTCATTTCCGAAAACTTTGAAGCTCATGGACTGAGAGGGGTTGATGATCGTCCATGCGGATCCCACGCAGCCGACGCCGCCGTCTCCGGCTGGGCACTCAGCCTTTGAGTTGGTCAGCCGAAGGTGGTCGATCGCGGGCATTGCCCGGACAGCCGCGCCTCCGGCGCGCAGCCACAATCGGGAGATCGACCAGTAGTTCCCCGAGGTGTACCAGTACAGCGCCGAATGCACGTTGTAGCTGGCTGGCAGGTAGTCTCCCACGATAGGCTTGTCGGCATCTCCAGGCCATCCGGCCAGGGTCAAGGGGGCGGATAGCGTACCGCTCGTATTGAGCGTGATCGCTGCATTTACGTTCTCAATCCCAGTTTGGCTGAGCGTTCCACGCGCGTAGCAGAATGCCCCAGAGCCTGAAGTCAGTAGGTTCTTACAGGCCCGGATTGTGGCCTTTGGCAGATCGAACGTGCCAGGGTTTGAGTCGGACGCAGTTCCCGGCGAGCCCCCAATGTCGGTGGTTGCCCCAGCGAAGTAAATCGGAGCAGACCGCACAGTGAAGGGCAGCGCGTTGCTCGCGTTGCCGCCCACCGTGACGATCACGTTCCCGGTAACTGCCGCCGCGCCCAACTGGAAGCACACCTCTCCATCTGTCCACCGCAGATAGCTTGCCACCGCGCCGCCGCCGACCGTGACAGTGGAGGAACCCTGAGAGATCCCGAATCCCTTCCCTGCCACGCAGACAGCCGCCCCGTTGTTGGCGCGGCCTCCGGTGTTCGGGCCACTGATGTGGTCCAGATAGAACAGAACAGGCGCAGCTTGCGCCGCCGCGCAGAATGCGAGGGCAAGGATTAGAGATTTCATGGGGATCACTTGCAGAGGGCGTTGATGACTGCCGGGGTGAGTGCGGTACTGGCAACAACCTTCCAGGACACAAGCTGATCAGCCGCAACACTGACGGTGTGGGTTGTGTCCGCGCATTCGAGGTAGTTGGTTGGCGAACTGCTAGAGTCGATGGTGCAGGTCATCGCCGTGTCGCTGCCGCCTACGCGGAGCGTAATAACAGCGGAATTGCTTCCCGCTAGGGCCGCGCCAAGTGCGGCTGTCATGTGCTGCAAGGTGCAGGCAACGGGCGAGCGCCATCGGTACTCACCCGATGCGCTGTAGACATTGCTGAATGGGGCTACGTAGGTCGTTCCACTTGCGATGTTGGCACCAGCGCGGCCAGTGCTCCAGACCATTCCGATGTCCGCCGATCCAGCCCCGCCGCCATCTCCAACGGAAACCCAGGCCCCGCCATTAAACCGACAGAGGGAGAGCGCCGAGCCGCCGCCTACAGTGCAGCTTCCAGCGGTGGAGGCATCACTCACAACAGCCAGCGCCCCCGAGGGCTGCCCTGCTGGCAGGGTGCTGACGGTATATGTCCCGATGGGCTCCTGTTTAGCATTGAGCGCATCATACTCGGTCTTCGAGATCGTGCCAGCAGTTACCCCGGCGCCGCTCGCCGCTGGGATATTGAGCGCCGTCCCGACCCACGCAGGGGCCGTCCCGGTCGTCCCAGTGGTAAGCGCAACCGCACCGGCCGCGCCATTGACTGAATCTACTGCTCCGGATCCGCTGCCCGCGGGCGTGGAACACACGGGCGCGCCGGTGTTGTCGTAGCCCTTCACGAAGTCCGTGGACGTGCACGCGGTAGTCAGGATGCCACCCTTCCCGCTCACGCCAGGCGCCGGGATGTCGGCCTGTTGAATTGGGATTCCGGCCCGGTACATGAGGTAGGGCGTCGTGGTGCCGTTGGACAGATAAGGAAATCCCGAAAGCGAATCGATGATGATCTCCGAACCAGCAACGGAAGCGAACGAAGGAACCCCTGCGGTCGTTGAATGGCTCATCATCGTGGCCGTGTCGCCGGAGATGGTGCTGCCCACAACAGAGATCGCGTAGCCCGCTACGGGCGTACCGCACGGCCGGAAAACCATATCACCGTAAAGGCAGGTAGCCGATGACGCTGTCCCGCTGCCAAGCTGCGCCGGGGGGACGTAGCCAGAGGAATTCAACCCAGCCACTCCGGAAGCCTGCCCAACCGTCGAAGTGCTCACCTTCGCCGCAACATCGGCAGGCGTGGCGTATAGCCCAGACATCGCGGAAACTGCGCGGGCCGCGGTGAAGTATTGCCGAAGCGTGCCTGGCAACTCGGGAACCTGATCGGTATTGTAGTCGCCGGCGGTCGCGACCAGGTCCGGAGTAATGCGGCCGAAGATGCTTGTGAAGATTCCACCCCCACCGCCTCCGCCGCCATCTCCCACGGGAACCCAAGCGGAGCCGCTGTCCCGGCAAAGAGAGAGCGCTGTCCCACCTCCGACTGTGCAACTCCCGGCCGTGGCTGCATCCGTCACAACCACAAGCGCGTTGATCGCGCCGTGCGCCGGCAGCGTAGCCACCGTGTACGATCCGATGAGTGCCTGCTTGCCCGCCAGATCCGCCACAAGCCCGGCGACGTGCGACTCGGCAATCGCCCGCCAGGCGCCGTCGCCGAAGAGCACCACGGAACTGCTCGCGCTCCCGGTTATCCCGGTCAGTCTCGAGAACGGCATCGTCATCAGCGGCGCCGTCTGCCACTGGATCGCATCGACCGCGGTTGTCGTCGGGCTCGCCGGGATCTGCCAAAAGGCATTGCTTACAGCGCCGGAAGATGTCGCCCGATATCGAACGCTGTAGTAGGGCGTGGCGACGTTGCATGATGTCGTAGCGTAGAGCTGCAGCGCGACGGAAGGCTCGCCCGCAGTGATTGTCACCGTCCGCACGTTGGCCGGGATGGTATATCCCCCGCACGTCATGCCGAAGTTCTGAATGGTCGCCGTGCCCGCATACGCCGTACCGTCGGCGTTTTTAAACGGGCCGGTGATTGTGACGAGTTGCCCCCAAGCTGCGGAGGCCAAAAGCATCATGAGGGCGATTTGGTTCATTGATTTTCCTTCCGGATGTCGGACAAAAACAGCAGCCAGAGTGCGATGCACGCCGTCTGGCCAAAAATCATCCACATGACTGGCCGCGGGCCGCTGGCGCCAGCAACAATCCCGTAGGCCTGTGAGGCGTCGAAGGCGCAGTAGGCAGCGACCAGCAGGGAGTGGATTCGAAACCGCCACGGCAGGTAGCCCACCAGCAAGCAGGATGTGAGCAGCAGGCACCCACCGCGCAACATCATCAGGCCATTCACGCCAGAGAAGACTCCGAGCCCTGCGAGTGCCGCGTAGGCCATCGTGATTGCGCCTACCATCCACGGCTTCGCCCGGCGCGCCGATTCGAGTGCCATAGCCATGATGAGTACGGCGTCGATCGGCTCCGTCAGCCCCCACGCCAGCCGGTACGCTTCCATGCCGTGGCCGCGCGTGTAGATCAGGAATGCCGAGCGCTCGATCTCATAGGCCAGGAACCACGCAAACCAGGGATAAGGGAACCGCCAGCGCGCCAGCCGACCGAGCAGGATGAGTTGCATCGGAAGGCTGGCGTACCAGCAGATGTTCATGAGGTAGTTCACGGTCCTGTCGGCGGCCCGCCCGGATTCGGGGCGGGACTGATGTCAGATTTGTTCTTCGTGGGCTTGCCCTTACTGGGCACTTTCCTGACGGCCTTCTTAGCCGCCTTTTTCGTTGTCTTCATCGATGCTCCTTGTGAACAGGTCAACGATCCAATCGGCCATCAGGCCCGCGATGCGCCATAGCTTTTTAGCCGCCACTCCAACGACGAGGACGACGGTGAGAATTCGCATCACGGCGGCAATGGCATCCTGTAGCGGGTCAGTCTCGATTCGCACGATCTGCGACCGAGCGAAGTTTGCGGCCAGTGATGGCGACGTACCCGCTGATGAGGGCAATGAGGCCCATGAGGGTTGAGCCTCGGGTGTAGATCTCGTCGACGCGGCGGTCCGTGGCCTTCTGGCTCTCCACAATGGCCCGCATGAGATCTTTGGTTTCGGCGTCGCGCTCGCTCAGCCGGTTGACTCGCTCATTCAGAATGTCGAGAGATGGCGGCTGTGCAGAACTGCGGGAGGTGCCCAGTGTCTGGAGCCATCCGAGGCAGACCAGGCACAGCACGAATTGCAGGACTTTGGCGGCCTGAAGTCGGCGGCGGATTACATGGTGTTGGTGTTCACTCATTGAGGACCAATCGCTGAGGAATGCGGCCATGGACTTGGGCCGTGGGAGCGGACTACTTCGTTTCTGGCTTCGTGTACGGCTCAGATGCGGGCGCGCCGTTCGGATTGCGATACTGCGCCAGGAGCGCCATTGCCATCTGAAGGAAGGCCACGAGCGCCGCGCTTGTGTGCTGCCATTCGGCGGGGATTACGGGGATAGTTGGCACAACGACCTGCAGGAAGCAGGCCGCAAGCTGGAGACAGACGTGAGTGCGGATGGTGAACACTACTTACCTCCGATGGCCATTACTCCAGTGAATGATACGGGGATTCCGCCCACGGCAGAGACCGCCGACGCTGAGACAGTAGTCCCGGTGGTCGGCGCGAGCGGCGCAACGGTCGGCTTGCCGTCGCTGGGGAGCAACCCGTCCGCCTTCATTTGCTGGACCACCATCTCCACCATGCTCGCGATGGTGGCCGGGTCCATGACGCCGGGGATCTTGCCAGCGGCGGACAGTTTGGTCACCACGGCCATGACCGCATCGACTACGGTTTCAGCCTTGGTCTGCCCGGTTCCGTTGTTGTGGCCGAACATGTTCTGGATGTTCGCCACGAGGTCTTTGATGAGCGGGATGATGAGCGGCGCGGCGGCCGTCACAATGGGGATAATTGCTGCTGCCATATCTACTCCCAGTCCGGGATGTCCACCGTCTGCCCCTTGAGGTCGTGGTGGCAATCACTCAGGAATTGAATCTTCCCGTCCGTCACGAACGAGTGGCATCGGTGTTCCGGTAAATCCGGATTACAGAGTAATGACGGGGTGAACGTCGGGCGGTCCATGGAGCCGTTCCACGTCCAGCCGCGTTCCGGGCACTCAATCTCAAAGGCGTGGGAATTGCCGCACCCGGGGCAATGGAACATCATCAGCTTCCCGCCGCGTGAGCCGCGATTGCTGTCGCCCAAATAATGGAGTTTGTCAGCCATGGCTACTTCTCCAGTTCGTCCAACTGCGTCTTCATGTCCGCCTGTACGCCATCGATACCCTTGTTGGTGATGTTCTGGATGATCTCCAGCGTCCAGATGCCCATCTCCAGCTTGAAGATGGCGAGCCGCTTTTCCACCCAATCGTGGATGTCATCGACTGGGTTCAGCTTCGCAATGGCTTTCTTGAAGTTGAGGCCGAACATTACGCCCCCACTTTCTGCGCGATCGCCTTAAGCGTGGCCCGGTCGTCATCGGTGAACGATCCGCCGGCCGCCGGGGCGTCTTCCGTCCCGGTCAGCACGTAGGCGCCGAACGGCGTGACTTCCAGCCGCTCGTCAGGCTGTAGGGACCGAATCGGCGTCGGAACCCACGGGCGCAAGTCCTTGACCTCGGCGGTGGGGATCTCCGTCACCCAGGTCGGCTCGCCCTGCCCGATAACCCAATGGCCCGGAGCGCCGACGCCCTGCCGGTTCTTCTGTGCGATCAACTGCGCCGCGTTGCGCGTGGCGCCGTTCACGACAACCAGCCACTGCCGCCGCGTTTCCGTACTCCACTCGTCCCGGTACGGCCAGCCGCTTTGCGGGGTTTGAATCACCGAGCCGCCCAACTCGGCAGCAAGCGCCCGCGCGTCCTTCTCTTCGCAGATGTAGGCCGCGTTGATGCCCGTCGCCGCGCCGGTCATGCCGTTCACGATGGTCGCCACGGTCGGGGCGATGGTGTAGACAGGGTAGGTGAACGCGCCCGGGAGGTTGACGACAGCGGCCACGGAGCGGGCCAGCGTCATCGTTGCCAGCATGCCAGCGGTCGCGTCGAAGTAGGTATAGGCCATCGTCGCCGCCGGGTCGCCGCCAAGCGCACTCGGGTCGAGCCACGGCTTGATCTGCAAGGCCGGGTTGTACAGCGGGGCCTGCGTGCCGGTGAGCTTCTGATAGCTGTCTCGATTCAGTTCCGGGAAGAGCTTCAGTGAGTTGAGAGGGGTTTTGGTAATCATGCTTTTCGTTCCATCGTCGAAATTTCGCACTCGCAAGCCGCAACACCAGCGGCTTCGAGCAGGGCCACTAGTTCGCCCTGGTTCCGGTCTGACAACCGCACGCAGCCGTGAGTCGGCCGCAATCCAATGCCATCGGGGGCCGGCGCGCCGCCGTGGATCCAGATGCCGTCGCGGCCATTCTTTGTGGCGGCCAGCGCATCACCGTCCAGGGCCTGCAGCTCGATCACGCGATGCGGGCCATACGAGCGCTCCGGCTGGAGCACCGCGCCCAGCGTGCCCCGGTAGCGCCCCAGTGGAGTGTTGCCGTACGGCTTCAGTGAATCGCGGCTTGGGTTGCCTGCCTTGATGGCCGCCATGAGGTCGGACTGGGCGCAGCATTGCGCCTTGAGATCGCCACAGGTGAGTGTGCCGTACTTCTGCCGGTTGGTGGGGAGGAGAATTTGGATGGTCACCAGGCAGGCTCCGCCTTGGGCGCTGGCGCACCCGATCTGAAGAGATTGAGGAGGTTCATTGGATTACGACGCCGCGCAAAACCGATCCGCTGATAGTGGAGGGGGGCGGAGGGGCAGCGTACTGGTAGGCCCCGATGTCCCAGGATGAGCCACGCATCGTCCCGGCGTAATCCACGTTAAACGGGGAACCGAATGCCGTACCCGCTCCAATTGGGCTGGAGCCTGCCGCCAGCCGGAAGTCAGTACCTGAAAATGGATTACTGGAGTCACCGCCTTTATTGGATTCAGTGCTTGTCGTTATGCCTGTCGAGTACCAATTGTTTGTCAGCGTTATCCCCGCCCCTGTGGTGTTGTCTGCCCTGGCACAGCCCGTCCCAGAGCAGTACCAAAGATTATTCGCTACCACCGTATTGGTGACTGCCCCAGGTAGGTATACACGAGCCGCCGTCGTATCCTTCATGTTGGACGTGGTGTTGCCAACAAAGCGCAGCCCGTCTACCGTTATTCCTGTAGTGTTGGTAGAAAACAATTGGGACGCTCCAGAGACGCCATTGCTCTGCACAAAAATATTATTGTAAACATCCCAATTCAACAATGCCCCAGACATCGTCGTTGTGATGGCAGCAGTCCCAACAATATCCTCGAACCAATTGCTGTAAATAGCCCACGTAGATCCTGCATTGGATGCTTGTATACCCTGGCCGTGGTACAAGGCGTTGCTTTTGTTGCGTTTGAGTATGTTGTGGTGAATTTGTACGTTTGACTGGCCAGTGAATACTATATTATTGCAACTGATGTCGTGTATGTAGTTATACGCAATGACAAAGTTGCTTCCACCTTCAGATACAGAAATACCATATCCGCCTGGTCCAGCCTCCGTCGCGTTATTGTACACTTCAACGTGATGAATGGAAATGCTGCCACTAGTCCCCATGTAATACGAAGGCATCGAAATGAGAACCTTCGTTACGTCTGGATTGGTGACAACTATTCCATAGCCACTGGTCCCACTTCCGGTCACCCCGTCTATTGAGATGTATCCGCCAACTTGATTATGGTCCTTTGCCCTAATGATGATTTGCGCAAACACCGCTGGGGCTGCCCCATATTCCGCGATCCAGCCCGTTTCGGTGCCGTGGGCGGCAGCAGTTGCCTTGACAATGTAAATCCATAATTCACCGCTGGCATTGGTGTCAATTGTAGTAACTGGATACGACCCACCCGCGATATAGTAAGTATCTCCGCGTGTGAGCGTTGCTGGGAATGACGTGTATGCATTGGTCCAGTCGGCTCCCGTTCCAGATCCAGTTGCCGAGGGACAAATATATCGATTAGCGGCTGAGCAACTATTAGCCGCCAGTGTGAGTAATAATACAACCTTACTTATCTTCACGGCTATTGCAATGAAAAACCTGGAATTCCAACCCCAAACGATGACATTGCCGCCGATGGCGCTGTACATGTGCCACTTATAACACCAGACGATGTGCTACACCCAGATGCCACCGACGCATAATATGGCCCAACTACACTATTTGCTACTGTTCCGTACAGCTTGCCAGTTGTCGCGCTTCCAGCCATCATGAGCATGTATACACCAGGGCTCAGAGTGACCGAACCCTCAGAACAAGCAAACGCCTGAGCCGTTCCTGCGGTTCCCATGGCCGCGCCAGTCGTTTGATGGCATACCAACGCCCCGGATGAGTTGGCAATATTCAGCGAATACAGTCCGCCTGCATCGGCTGCTTGCGGGATCGAATAGATGCTGGAAAACGTAACGCTAACGGGCAAGATGAAACCCCACACCCTAACCTGCGTTCCGCTATTCACGCTAATGCCCGTCGCCCCGAACCACGGAGAGATCCATGACGTAAAAGTAGCGCCTCCGCCATTGGCCACCCACGTCCCAGCTCCGCTCAGCACTTTTGCCGCATCGCCAGCCGCAGGAGCCGGGACCGCGCCCGCTGTGCCGCCACTACCGGTGTCGCCCACCATCGCTGGCAGGTCTGCCGCAGCCAGTGCCCGCGTACTCACCGTGCCGTCATCGGCGATGGCCGAGACTAACTGGTTGGTCACGGCGGCCTTGGTCTGGACGGTGTGGCTGACGACCCCGGCGTCGTTCTTGAGGTTCCAAGTTTTGGATGTAGAGTCTACCCAGTAAGCGCCCTTTCCGGCGGCGGGAGTCGCCGGGGCGGCAATAGCCGTGGCAGTAGATGCTCCAGTGGATCCAGCCGTGATTGAGCCGGGGACAACCATGTTGCCGTCAACGTCGATGGTGACAAGCGACGGCTTGAGCGAGGTTCCGCCCGTTCCGTTGTAGATCGCAATTGCGGTGTCTGCTGGCGTGCCAGTGGAGGAGACGTTGCCGCCACCCGATGCCGCTACCGCCGTCCAGCAACCGAGGGACGCGCTGTAGGAGAGCAGGTAGGCATCAGTCGGCGGAGTCGCCAACGATGCGCAGATGGGCACGCCGTAGATCTTACGGGCGTTCGAGAACTGCCCGAATACCGGCGCTGCGAGGATCGCGAGGATGACGAGGTGCTTCATGGGGTGGCTCCCTAACTCAAAAACCGAGACAGCACAACCTCAATGGTCCGCTTGGCCGTCTGGTTGACCGGTGTCACATCCGCGGCGTTGTTCGCCGTGCAACTCAAAAGCTGGAAATACGGCCAGGTGATCACGTCGCCGGCCGGCAGCGCCACGGGGACATCCGCGGCCACGGCGCACTTCAGGTAGCCGGAGCCTCCGGAGCCCTTGATCGGCCCGAGCAGCGTGCCCGCTTCGGTGCTGGCCACCTTGAAGGCAAGGTCTGCCGCCGTCCAGGCGCCCAAGACGGTCACGCCCGTGGGCTTCATGCCAGAGGGGCATTTGATTCGGTCGCTTCCGGACGCATTCGCCGCAATCTCAACCGTGATGACCTTGGTGGCCGCGTCGGCTGCGGTTCGGGCGTTGTAGATGGTGGAGATGGCCATGATTGATTCCTTTCGGTCAACAGAAAGGGCGACCCTTGCGGGTCGCCCTAGGTGGTCGCGGGAGTGGGGTTGAGGCTAGGGGGTTGTGTCGACGGCGGTTAGGAAGCCGTCCGCGAAGTGCCAGTATTTGTCGCTTCCATCGGACATGCGCACCTGCCACGTTCCAGTGATTCCGCCGCCCGCTACGCTTTCTATGAGTTGCGTGCTCGCGTTCGTCTTCAGGTACTGCCCGGCGGTGACGCCAGGTCCAGTGAGCGCAACGGTACCAGAGAAGATCGCCGTCGTGTTACAGGTCAAGTCCTTCGTCTCGGTGACGCCAGCGGCGGAAACGTCGAAGACTTCCGCCCCTGCGTTTTTCACGCTTAGCGGCTTCGCCAACGCTGGCGCATCGAACACGCCCTGAGCCGCCGCTACGTTTCCGCTTCCGTCGACACCGAACTTCTGCGTTCCGCCATTCTTGAGCGTGATTGCGGGAGCTGCCGAATCGATGTTCAGCGAAGCGCACTGGGTCACTTTCCCATCCTCGTCAATCTCGAACTTCAGAACGGTGGACTTTTTCACCCGCAGGAATGGATGGGCGGCGTCCAACGCCAGAGAGTCGCCCTTCAGTGCCCCGCCGCCGATCTGAATCCACCCAGCCGTGCCGCTTCCGGTCTTGAACCAAAGCGTGCCGTCCGTGCTGAGCGCGAGCGTTCCGGGCCCAATGGAAACAGAGCCGCTCGGGTCTCCTGAAACAACGATGATTGCCGCCGCGCCCGCCTTCAGGTATAGGTCTCCGAGCAGTTCCGTCTTGTCCGTGTCCAGATGGAACTTTGCAATGTCGCCCCATGTCGAGCCACTGTCTTGCGAACGCTGAATGATAAACCGGGCCTGCCCTGTATCTCCGTGATAGAGCCGAAGCCTGTGGACCCCGAGGTCATTTCCAACAGGAAGCGTAGGGCCACTGCCGCCATCTGCGGCGAAGTAGAGGCGATTGATTATGGTTTTTGCGACATCCACTGCAATCGCAGAGGTTCCAGGTGTTGCCCCTCCGCTATTCGCAGCCGTCCCAAACATAACCTCGAAAAGAGATGCGCCAAGGCGCATGAACATTGCAAAATCCGAAGCATTGGTGGATGTCTTTTCCCAGTCCGGATATGCGGCGATCCGTGAGTTCACGCTGAGGAACCCGCCTTGTGACGGCCCCCCGAAGTTGATCGAGTTTAGTGTCACCACGTTGGGGCTGGTTGGGTCCGCTCCATCAGTGGCTAGATTGCCTCGACCATCAATGTAGGTGGCTGGATTTCCACTGGTAGCATTACCCGGCACCCAGCCAGCAATGCGAGCAGAGCTGTTATTGGGTCCGCGCGTCAGGTAGATGTTAGGGCCGCAGAGGTATTGCGGGACGCGGCCCCCGAGAGACGGGTCACCCGACACGGAAGCGCCTGAAACCGCGTCATAAATGTTGTTCTTGGACGAGTTCGCCCCGCTATTGAACACACCGACATCGTTCGTCGTCGTGATATAAATCGAGGAATCAACCAGATAGTGTCCGGTATTGTTAATGACCGTCCCAGTGCTCCCCGTGTCGAAATGGACGCCCTTTAGCGCGTTCTCGGTGTGGATGTCATAGAGGGAGCAGTTGCATCCGAAGATGCGAATCGCAGTACCTTTTCCTGCCCCAAACGCGCCTTGCGCCAGCGCCGTCACTTTCTGAATAGGGTTGGACGATACGACGGTGTCGAGTTCAATCCCGACAACGGTGTCGTCATTCAGGGTGATCGATGAAGGCCACACCCAAAGATCTTGGATCGTGAAGTGTTGGCACCCAAAATAGTAGAAGCGGATTCCCTTGTATCGCCAATTGACAATGGAGCAACGGAAGACTCCAGCCGACTCCTGTACCTGCTGCGAGTACACGCCAGAGCACGGAGCCCAATTCCCATTGAGCCGAAGGTCAACAATGCGCGTTGCCACGGCCGGGGAAGAGTCGATGGCCGGGCCAAGCTTGACCATGTAGTTGCCGTCCGTCCATGCTTCCGGATCGGCAAAGATGGCGGATGCGGCCATGTTCGCGCCGCGCAGTTCAATTGTTTTCGGAATGACAAGAGTGTCGCTGATGAGGTACTGTCCGGGAGGCAGGTAAAGCGTCCCGCCTCCGTCGCCGCCGCCGAGGTTGAGTCTTGCAAGAACGCTATCCAAGCCGCTCTGGATTGCCGCAGTATTGTCGGTGCCGTAGAACCATCGGGCATTGCTGAGCGTGGCCGATGCCGGGGTCGCAAGCTCAATAGAGGTCGGACTATTCACGCTAGCGATCGTCGTGCCAAGCAGCCACCCGAAGGCTACAAAGCTTACAAACACAGTCGCATGGTCGCCAGAAACCGCATCTTGAACCTTCACGCGGTAGTATGTCTTTACGGGCGAGGAGATTGTTTGGTAATTCCATGCGTCTACCAGTACAGTGGTTGGGCCAAGCACCGAGACCTCATCGCTGAAGTCAGAAGCATTTGCGCCGAAGACTTGATAACTCGCACCCTTCAGTTTGGCGGCAGCAGAGACAATGATCTTGCTGGCAGCGCTGCAGTCGATCTGCGTGGCCGGAATTGGAGCCCACGAAGAGGTGGTTGTTGCCGCGTCATTGCCTTCGCGCAGGAGCGACTCGCGCCCTGTGTTTGCGCCGGCCCCGTAGATCACGATGCGCTTGCCGATGTCAGCCGCGCTGAATGAGGCAGAGGCAGAGGTGAAGGTCGCATCGGACGCTACTACTGCGCCATCATTCGCGATGATGAGGTCGGCGACAGCCCCGAGGTCGAGGACAGAGGGGGTTTCCCCAAGTTTATCGTTGATGTTCCGACCGACTGATCCAGAGTAACTAGGCATAGGAGATCTGCACCACGAAGGCCGCCGTGTTGAATGTGGATCCGAGGATGTAAAAGTCGCGGCGCGGCCAATCACTCTCTGCCGCCGCCTGCCCCGCCGCTGTCAGCGCTCCGCCCCGAACGGCCACCGCTTGGCCGCTGTAGTTTGGCACTACCGTCTCAATACTGATTGAATCGTCGGTCCGATCCGACGGCTGAGATGCAGATGGAACAAAGAAGTCAGGCAGTGGCTCCTCAATCACCACCACGGAAGTCGAATCAGGGGCCACATCCAGAGCCGATTCCAGCGTGATCGCCGTCGCCGTATTCGACAGAATCCGCCGCTCCTGCCCCGCGCCCGTCCCGAAGATCACCCGCGCCATCTTGCCGACTTCCGCTGTGGCGGTGAGGCCGAAAGCGGAATCCGTCAGCACTGCGCCCGAAGCGGACACCAGCGCGCGGATTGCCATGAAGTCGCCCGCCACAATGCCCGCCGTGACGGGATTGCCGGCCGCCAGCGTGAGAACCGTTGCGGTGTTCGAGGCGATGGTGAAGTTCGCCAGGAGTTGCGGATCCTGCGATTCTGAGGACATCAGCGACACCACGCGCCCCGCCCATTGGTTCGTGGTCCAAGAGACGCCCGCAAAGGTGATCGTGGAGGAGGTCCGTGAGGCAACCGCGCCCAGGTACACGCCCGCCTTACGGACTCGCGTGATGGTCAGCGCCAAATGGTCGAACTGCTCATCCGGCGGCCCGACAGAGGCGGCCTGTAGCGGCCCGGTCCATGTGATCGAGGACGGCGCGCCGCTGCCGCTGGCTTGCTCGCAGAGACCCAGATGGGTCAGTCCGGCGTAGAGCTTCCAGGACGTAACAGACGCATCCCAGGACAGGGACGGGATGGTGATCGAGTGAGTCGAGCCGGAAGTGGTGACATCAGCGACCACGATAGGCGACAGCGCGCCCACGTTGCCCCCAGAATCGACGCCAGCCAGGGCGAGGAAGTATGTCCGCTGCCCGTCAATCGCTCCGCCGGAGGCCGAGACAGAGGCCTGGAGCGGTACGGTAGGCGCAGCCAGCGAGGACGCGCGGGACTTCGGCAGCGAGCCCGTCATCCGCATGTACACGCCCTTGGAGCCGTCCGCCTGGTCGACGTAAGCGCGAGTCAGCGAGAAAGTGTTCAGGCCGCTGGGATAGAGCGGGTCGCCAGTCACGCCCGCGACGGAGTTGGGTCGCCAGATGTAGGGCGGACGCAGGGAGGAGACGGACGGTCGGTTGATGTCCGGCGAGGTGGCTGCCGCGTAGGCGTCGGTGTACCAAGTATCCTCATGCCAGTGCCCTGTGAGTTTGATGGTTTCGTAGTTCTGCGCGGGCTGAATCTTCGTCAGCCGGACGAGTTGGTTCGTCAGCCCCAGTCGGGTATCGTTCAGCATCACAATCTGCCCGATGCCGAGATCCAGGCCTTTGAAGCTGGTCTCCCACTCGTAGTAGTCGGTACCGCGCGTGTCCGCGTTCACGTTGCCGCGGTGCACTTCGGCGTAGCCCACGCGAGCCGCCCGCATGGCGTCCGCGTAAGAGGTCAACCCTTCCGGCGCCACGACAAGGCCGCCGCTGATTTCCTGCCCGCCCATGCGCCCGACGTCGTCGGACTCGAGCACGGAAAGCTGGGACATGGCGTAGTCCGCCGTCCGGTCCTGGAATTCGACGGTGATTTTATTGGGCGCGTCGGCCGCCGCACGGTTGAGGATTCGCAGGGAGGTCGGCTGGTCGCGCTTCAGGATGGAATCCGCGTCGAAACGATAGGCCACGTAGCCGTTGGTCGAAGCGCCGGCCGCCGTGACAGACGAGACGGCCGTGTTGTAGTTCGAGCCCGTCTGCGTGGTCGGCTGCTGATCGGCCAGCGTGCCCTTCACCTTGAGCTTCAGCTTGCCCGTGGCGGCGTCCTGGATGAGCAGGAAGCCGTAGGCCTGCCGTAGGGCCCGGATGATCTCCTGGGCGCTGCGGCGGTTCCGGATGGACAGAGCACACGGGCGCGCGGCCACTTTCGCCGCCGCGTCAGCCCATGACGGGATGTCGAGATCCGCGTAGGTGTAGCGGGTCCAATCCAGGATGTCCGCGAGCACCCAGGCCGCGTTCTCGGTGTACTCCTCGTACTGGATGTATCCACCCGTGCCTGTTCCGTTGGCGACGCCGCTGGTCGAGAACTGAATCGTGCCGGGAGGTCCGGAGGTCCAGTTCGTCAAATGCGTCCACTGCGCGTTGATGCCGCTCAGTGAGTTGCCGCTGATCGTGAAAGCATAGGACGTGTCGTTGCTGGCGATGTTGACGTTGGCGCCCACCAGTGTGACCGTGGCCACGTTCGAAGAGACCGTGATGCTGGCGATGGCCTGATACTGTCGGGTCCGCGGGCCCTTCACCAGAACGCGAAGGCGCGGCACGCTGTCGCCCTTGACGACGCTGTTGTGCGCCAGCCACATGATCGCCGTCATGTTGCCGTAGGGGTCACCCTGCCCATTCCAGGGGGTGTCCGCGTTCGATGCTCCGTCGCGGCTGCCGTCATTCACCCAGGCCCATCGAAAATCGCGGTTTCCGCCGCCATAACTGCCGCCGCCGCGCACATTGGAGGGTGACAGTTCAGTGTTATTGACTACCACGCGGAGGATGTCGCCGATCTTGCCGGCGCAGATGATCGCCTCGCCGCGGGTGTAGTTGCCGTCCGGGATGACGGACATGACCGGAGGCTCAACCCAGATTGTGCCGTAAGGCATCGGCAGGTAGTCGCCGTACTTCGCCTCGTTGGCGTTGCCCTTCACGTCCATCCATTGCCCGCTCGTGTACTCGCGGACTCGCATGCCGGCCGGCGGCGTGTAGGTCAGGCCGCCGAAGCGGAGAGGCCGCGTGCACGTCGCAATCACGTAATCGCATGGCGGCGCCGTGGTCAGGTCACGGGTTTCTCCGCACTGAAAGTACTGCGAATCTGGATCGTCCGCCGTGGCCCGCTGCGCCGTCGTGGTCGGGTTCTGCCAGGGGCAGCGCTTCTGGATGGGGACGATGGGCAGGAGCGCCCGCAGGAGGGCCGTCTTGGCCGCCGTGTTGACCTGCAGGTACTGCGTGTCGAGACTAGGCTTCTCACAGATGCCGCGGTAAGGGATGCGGTAGTCGCTGCTGAACGTGTTCGTTCCGATGTCGTAGAACACCAGCCGGAGCATAACTTCCGCACCCTTGAAGCCTTTGCCTGATGCCTTTTCCCAGTTCGTGTAGATGTAGGCGTCGGGGTCCGCGATCTTCAGTGAAGCGGACGGAGCGAGGTCAATGCCGGTCTCACTGAGGGACTGGATTTGCGCGATGGCCTGCTCGGAGATCCGCGCATCGTAGGTGTGCCCGCCGTAGGTGCAGGGGTACGTCGACAGGTAGAGCACGGAGGCATCCGGAAACGTGAAGTCCGCCAGAAGGAGCGGAGTGTACGTCGCGGATTGCTCTTTGGCAATCGCGATAGTGCTGAGGGCTGTCGGCATGCTATTTGACTTCGGCGATGTAGAGGGTTAGGCCGTGTTCGTTGGGCCCGGTGTGGGTGATTGGAAATTCGGCGCCTTCGAGGACGCAGGTGCTGTAGGTGGTTCCGGAGTCAGGGTCCGTAAAGCTGAAGGTATCCCAGCCGCCCTTGACCGTATCCAGCCAAGTCATCAGCGTGGCGAGTTCGGCATCGCTCAGTGTCGACCACGCGAGCGACCAGCGGGCCACGGGCGCGCCGGACAGGTAGTAGTAGGCATAGCGCCGGCCGCATTCCTGGTCCACCCGGGCGACAACAAAGTCCCGCCGCGTCGTGAACGGGATTTCGACCTGGACGGTCTGAAATGTCGTGGTGCTCATTGCGTCTGCCGGATCTGGAGAGTTGCCGTGTACTGGAGCGGCGCGGACTCAACTACCTGTACCTGCTCGGAATCGAGAACCAAGTGGCTATAGGTCGTCCCGTCGACCGTCAAATCGAACTCATCAAAGGTGCCCTTGATGCCAGCCGCAAAGGACTGGATGGCCAGCGCGTCCGTCTTTGTGATGCCGGTATGCGTCAGTATGAACTTGCGCAGCTTCGGAGCCGTGCGGAACCGCTGCTGCTTCTCACTGGCGAACTTCAGGACGCGCAGCGGGTAGCAGACGGACTCCTGCATGGGGGCCATGAAGGTCCGGCCTCCGCTGAGCGTTGGATAGCTTGCCATGATTAGCGATAACTTGCGGTTGCCCGAAGGTCTTCGGTGAGTGGAGCGTAACTGGACAGCCCCTGCCGTACCGCTTCGCTGATGTCAGCCTGGCGGTCGATGATCGATTGCGAGTCGAGCGCCTTGATTTCGATGAACACGCGCGGCGCGCCGTTCGCCCCGTAATCCACGCTACGTCCGTATGCGTCCCGCGCGTAGGTGGTCCCGGTCGGGTCAGTATAAGCTCGGTCACTGGCTTCCGCGGAAAGCTGGTCCGCGCGCTTTTTCTTCGGGTCGCCGTACAAGGTCGAGACGAAGCCCAGCCCGAGACCGACGCCCATGAGGATCGGTGCCAGCGGGCCAGTGACGCCCGCCAGTGAAGTGATTGCGCCCGCCGCGCCCGCAAGTGAACCGATGCCGGACGTGATACCCTGCGCCCCGCCGGAGGAAAATCCGGAGTAAGCGCCGTAGGCTCCACCGATGGCAGCGCCCGCGATGCCGATTCCTTTTCCGAGGGACATCCTGGATGCGCTGGCCGTGTTCGGCAGATCGAGAGCGTACTGATACCATTCGTCCGACGTGGCAAACGCTGGGCCTTTTGCGGCGCCGGAGTAGGCCGGCGACAGCCAAGGCAGTGTCTTACTGATGAGACCCGTGAGCCCGCCGCCCGCCGAGAGGCCGCCGACGGCCGTAGTGGACACGGCCCCGGACATCATCGTCGCGGCCTGCAATTGGATTTGTGCCGCCGTCATCTGGACCGCGCCAGCCGCGCTGTTTTGGTCGATGCCGAACGGCGTGCCCTGGAGGATGCGACCGAGGAAGTTTGGATTGCTGGCTGTGCCCTGGCCGGGCAGCGAAAACTTGCCCTGAAGCCCGGTGGACAGTTCGGCGAACACGTTGGAAAACGCGGTACGGCCAAAGCCGAGCCCAAGGCCGGAGACGTACCTGGAGATGCCGGCGCCGCCCGCGGTCAGTGCGTCGAAGAGTTGGCCGCCCTCCTGCTTCGCCATCATGATCCGCTGCTTCGTCAGGTCAAGCGCGCGGAGTTCGGCATCCTGCAGGATGCGAGCTCGCTCCACTTCGACCTGATAGCCGTCCATGCCAAGCTGCTTCGCCTGCTCGAGCCCGGCGAGCCGGATGGCCGCCGCCTGCTGCGCGGCCGCAATCTCAAATCCGGGGGCGGAAGAGGCTTCGGCGCGGCGGGCGGAGAAGTCGGTAAGGTTTGTAAGTGAGGAAAGGGCGCGCGTGCTGTCGACGGTGTTGCGCTGGAGAATTCCGGCGGCGTAGGCTGCACTCTGCGCAGCGGTACCAGACAGTAGCCCTTGATTGGCCTGCTGCATGGCCGCTTCTGACACCATGAAAGCGCCGGGGGATCCGGCAACGGTGCCGAAGGGGGTCAGCAGTTCGCCCGGGCGCAAGAGGGAAGGACGGCCGCCGGTGGTGCGGGAGTACGGCCCGGGGGTGTTGTTATAGGAGCGGTTCGCGTCTTGGATGGCCTTCTCGTTGACCTGGAAGATGCCCTCTTTGGCCGCAATCGCAGCGTCCTTGATCGCCTGCTCCAGCCGCTTGTATTCGGCGCTGAGCTTGCGGACGCCTTCGACGTCGGCGTTTTGGATGGCGCGGTCGAGATCAGCCTTCGTGGTTGAAAGCTCCCGCTGGAGATCGAAGCCCATAATGCCCTGAATCTTGGTTTTACGGGCCGCGAGTTCACCGGCCGATAACTGGTCATCGGTGATGCTGCCGACGCCCGGCCCCAAGATGCGATCTTTCGGGATGACCAGGTTCCACTTCCCTGCCTTCGGGTCCCACTCCGTCCATTTGTCCGATTCGTCGGTAACGTCTTTCGTGTGCTTCGCTTGGATCTTGTTCCACTCGCTGAACGCAGTAACGGCAAGGAATAGATTCGCGGCTACGTCTCCGGAGTCCTTTTTGAACTGGTTCCAGCGCCGCGTAAACTCCGTGTCGATCATCTTGTCTGTCGCTGCAGCGATCTTTTCCTCTGTCGCTGTCCAGCCAAAGCCAAGCTTTTCGAGTTCGTTGACCTGATTCCGAAGCTCAGCGTTCATCAGTGGCAGGACTTCAAGACCGCCCTTGCCGAGGATCTTTATGGCCAACTCCGCACGCTGGGCAGGGTTATGAATAGCCCCGAGGTGATCGGCGATGTCGAACAACAGGTCTTTGATGGGGCGAACGGCCCCGAAAACATCCTTTCCGGCTACGCCAAGCCGATCAAGGGCGTCCTTGGCGACCTTGCCCTCTTCGCTGGAATCAGCAAGAGCCTTCGACAGGCCCTTCATCGTGATTACGAGGGAATCCTGCGCAAGGCCGGCCTCCTGGCTGATTTCCGCCAGTTGACTGTAATCGCGGATCGTTACACCCAACCGAATAGAATTATTAGCCTGCTGCTCGTATAGATCAGCGAAGCTACTCGCGAGTTTGAATATCCCTGCCGCCCCAGCCAGCGCAGCAACTCCAATGGCTGATACCGTTGCACCAATTGGCCCAATGGATTCCAAAAAACCCTTTGCTGCCGCGCCCGCCGACTGAAGCGGGCTCTCGATAAATTCCTTGATCTGCTGCCCGAACTTCGAAACGTCGACGTCACCGCCGGCTGAAGACGCCTTGCTCGCCGTCTCCGCCTTGGAGGACATTCGGTTGATCGCATCTTCGAACGACTTCAGGCGGTCTTCGCCTACCGTGTTCGCTTCGAGGGTGATACCGATGCGGTCGAGTGCCATTTTGTTATCTGGATTGGGACTTCACGAAGCGCTGATACGCTTCCATGTCGAGAGCAACTTGCGTCTGCATTTCCTGGAGAGCGTCAGCCCACCAGGCGGGCCAGGATGCGGAATTGGAGCCGAAGATCGGCACGCCTGCCGCTTCCTTTATGGCTCTGGATCGAAACAACAGTTCCGCCATGTATGCGGACTCCGGCGTGATAGCCGACCGCGGGCATTCATCCGAAGATATCGCCGCGATCTGGTAAACCTTGCCGTCTCCGGTTTCGGCTGACGGGCTCCAGCGGTAGGACTCCACCCGCTCCTGATTAGGGAAGTGCTTCGAGCAGTTCCGCTGGAGGTGGTAGCCTTCACGCTTGCACTTTAGACAGTCGTAGGCGCCTTGGCTTCTTCCGCCGGTGCGGGCGAAGTGCCAGGCGATGGCGAGTTTTTTCTTGCAGTGGCACTCAGCCCTTCAGCCTCGGCGCAGGCCGCCTCGATCTCTTCGATTAGCTTGTCGTGGCCGCTGGCCAGGATCTGCGCAATCGTGGCGGGCTTGCCGCCGGTCTCGACGCCTTCGATGCCGACGAAGGAATAGTTGATCTTCGCGGCGCGCACGCGGGCCACGGCCCCGTCGAGTTCGTACTTGATTCGGGTGAACTCCGCACGCTTGGCCGGGTCGACCCTCTGCGTCGGGTCCTTGCCCTCGACTGGAGGGTCATCCACGAGGCAGGCGTCCCGCTGCGGCATCAGTTCTGCGATACGGGCGATGTCCTCCATGATGAGCAGATCGCGCTTGGCGCGCTCCAGGTCGGAGAGGACGCGCACGGTGAAGCGCACGCCCTCATACGCGGTGGAGTCTTTCGTTACGGTCGTGTCGAAGGACAGCATAGAGTTTAGGTCCAAACGAGGGTGACTTCGTCCTTGGCCGTGGCGCTGGAGGCAGAGGCGCGGCCGGAGAACTGCACGCCCCAGGAGTCCTGTGAGTCGCTGTAGCGCGGCGAAGCCAGAATGACGTCGTTCAGGTTCACCGTGAGGATATTTCCGGCCGTGGCTCCGATCGAGAACGACATATCCACTGCTGTTTTGGCGCGCGCCAGCCCCTTCAGCGTGGCGAGCGCGGCCACGTCGGTATCCGTGAGTTCAAAACTCACCGAAACTTCGCGGACGCCCTGTTGCGGCGAACCGGGTAGAGCGCCGTTGAAGAGCAGGTTCTTTTGAAGGCTGCGCGCCATGTTCATCTGAAGCGACATGCTCCGGACGGTGGAGTAGGAGACGCCGTTGATCGTGGCGCCGCCGTACAGCCCGAGAGCCATCGTGCCGGCGAACGTGGGCGAGGACGGGCGCACCGGGAATGCCGCCTGTCCAGCCGTGGTCAATCCTCCCTTGCGGGCGTCGCCATCGGCCAGCGCAAGGTACTCGATGGAGTCGAGCACATACTTGCAATCGCCGCTGAAGCTGAGAGCCGATGCGGAGTCGCTGACTGACAGGCTGCAGGAGTTCACAACCGCGCCGAAGGCGACCTGCTGGACCATCGTCGATGGGTCGCGGTAGTTCCAGATGGACAGTGATGGCGACAGATCGTCCAGCGCATAGGTCACGCTGGTGCTCGATACCACCGTCGCCGCCTTGCCCATCAGGGCCTGGAGGAACTGATCGATATCCGGGGCGGTGCCCGCGGCGCCGGAACCTGCGACCTCAACAGAGGCGCTCCAGCTTCCGCCCGCGCGGCCCGGGATCCCGGGAGTGATTGACAGCGTGCCCGTCTTGGCCGTCCGCTGGACCGTGGCAATGTCGCCATCGGTCTGCAGGGAGTTCAGCCGGAAGGCGTCACCATTCGCAACGGTGGCCGCGCCCGTGCTGTTGTTGATCACGCCAAAGGCGGACTCGATTTGAGCGTAGCCGAACTGTACACGGCTCTGAGCAGTGGACATTACTCACCTCCCTGTCGGATCTCATGGAGCCGCTGGAGGGCGGCCTGAACCTTGGCCTTGAATTCAGCCGGGGCATTGGCGCGCGGGCCAGGCGCGGCGTACCGCTTGAGCTCGTCGGCGGTGAAGCCGATCTCTTCGAAGTCGGCAGCGGGCAGCAGCGGGCGGCGGGCAACCAGTTCGGCGGCCAGCGCCTCCGGAAGTTCGACCGCCTCGCCGAAGTTTCGAAGGTGCGAGTAACCGGAGATTTCGCACTCGTTTCCAAGTAGGTGTACTTTCATAGATTTACCTCGCACGTAAACTCAAACGGGACTTTCAATTCGTACCCAGTGCCCCATGTGGTAATGGGCTGGCGCGGGCTGCGCGGAGGCTGCCACTTGACGCCCACGATCTCGATCACATTGGACGACGTCGGGTCGAAGATCTCATTAATGGTCGCGTCGATCGCATCGGCCAGGATCTCCGTTGAATCATTGAACGGCATCCCCGCGTCGGATCCTGCCACGCCCTTCTGGACGCGGTGAACAAAGTCAATGTGCCCCATGACTGCGCCGGAATACTGCCTGCCCTTTTCCTTGCGGATGTCCTGAGACAAGCTGGTGTAGATCACGCAGCCGGGCCACTTGATGAGCTGGGAAAGCGCCACGTCCTGCGGGTAGAGGAATGCCTCCACGACGTTCGGCGAGCCGGCTTCCCAATCGAGATCGAAGGGCTTGACGCCGCACTCCGCGGCCACGCGAGCGAATACGGCGTTGAAGCCATAGTCCTTTGCAGCCAGGTTCTGCCGGAGGAACTGGCGAACTGAGAGACGGGGGTTGATCATGCGGCCCTTCGAAATGCGGCTGACTGCGCGGTGGGGTCCATCCAAACCGGCATCGGAACCGTTATTCCGCGGCGCTGGCCACCCATGCCCACGCGGACAGCGTCGATATTCTGCTGGAAGATGTTGCGCGCAGCGGCCATGACTTTGGTGGTGTCCTGGCCAGAGAAGCCCATCCAGGGCGAGCGAGATTCATTGGCCAGCGCTTCCGTGCGGCTCTGCGCCGTGCTGATGTCGATCTTTGCCATGCGCTCGGTGGCCTGTGTTACCCGGAGCGCGTCGAGCATGTGTCCGCCCTGGAGGCCTCGGAAGTAGAGATTGCGACGGTCGCCCAGCCCGAGGCGAGTCTTGAATTTCTTGTACCTGGGAGACAACGGCTTCATTTGCGAGTCGTCGCTGCCGATGCCCTGTGACACGCGCGCCTTGATGACGCCGACGGCCTGCGTGCCCCAGGCGAGCATCTGGTATGGCCGGACGCCAAAGCCGGTCAGAGTCACGAGGCTCTTACCCTGCGGGCCATTCCAGCGCATGCGGACGCGCGGGACTTGGCGGCCTGCGAGTTCCACTACCTTGTGCCGGCCCTTGCTGACGGCCTGCATCATCGCGCTGTTCACGAAGAGATCTAGGTTCATACGGACGGCCCCATGAACCGAAGATTGAGAGTGAGTAGCCCGTTCTCTGTCTGCCCGACGTCACCTACCACGCGGTAGAATCCGCTGTCGTGAATGAGCTCGTCACCAGCCTCTGGCGCATATGGCATGTCGGCGGCGATGACCTTCGCCAGGTAGGCGAGCGGATCACTGGTGAGTTGGCGGCGCAAGCGCACAGTAACCTCTTCCGTCGCGGTCAGGCTAACGGAAGGCCGCCGGTAGAGAACGACATCGCCGAACGCATCCCGGAGGGCGGCGTGAGCAACCGGCATGGCTTGGCGTGAGATGTTTGGCATGGCGAGGAGGGGCCCGGAGTGGGCCCCTACCATTACTGGCTGTTAGGCCTGGACTTCGACCAGCACTTCCGGCCGCTTGCACATGGGCAGGACGTTGGACTCGGCCCACATGTCGATGCCCGCGTTGTACTTGCGCGGCTGCTGCCGGGCGTAGTACTCGATGCCCATCGTATTCGCCGTCTCGAGGAAATTGCCCGGTGCGGCGATCTCCTCGAAGGTGTTGCCAGTGCCCTCGGGGAAGGCGTGGCCCTTGCCGGAAGCGATGGCCGGGCGGGCAGTGCCGTCCTTGTCGGTCCAGGTGGCGCGGTACACCTCGAACGTGAGCCCGCCAAACTCGAAGCGCTGGCGGTAGTCCGAGGCGAGGTTCTGATTCAGCGCCTGATACTGCGCGAATGCCTTCTCCACGCTGGGGTGCGAGACCAGGGCGGTGAAGAACACCCGGTCCACAAAGACATGGACGCCGGTCATCGTCTCACCGAAGAGGTGCGTCTCGATGTGGTCGAGTACCTCTTCGCACTTGGCGCGGACATCGGTGTCTTCGTCGTCGAGAACGAAGTCAACCACCTTCGGAGTGATGCTGAACTCCGTGTACAGGTTGTACATGGTCGAGCCGTCGGCGTCCAGGATGATGCCCTTCAGGGCGCCCACGCGAAGGTATTCGCGCGTCTGGTCCAGGATGTTCTTCATCTTGCCGATCTTCCGCGCCATGATGGTCGCCTGCGTCTCCATCGCGTTGTCGCTCCCGAAGGCGCGGACATTCTGATAGTCGTCCGGCAGCAGCACGTCCTCGACCGGGATGTGCGGGACGGAGAACACGCGGAGCGCGCGCTTGTCGGCGATGACCTTGTCGGCGGGGGCGCCGCGGGGCCGGCTGCGGACGATGTTCAGCGTGCCGTTCATCTGCTCCACAGTCAGCGAGGTCGTGGCGATGGAGCCGGGCGCGAAGATCGGCATCAACCGGTTGTACAGATTCGGCAGCTTGTTGATGGCCGCCGTCATCGACACCATGTCGTAGCCGGTGCCAGTGAATGGATTCGTCATGGTGGTTACACTCCCTCCCGGGCGACGATGCCCAGCAGCAACAGATCGGCGAGACCGTTGGTTTTGTCAGTCGAATCGTTGTCGACGTGCCAGATCAGCCCGCCTTTGCTCACGATGGCCGGGCCGCGAAGAATCGCGATACCCGCTTTGTTGCCGAGCGAGGCGTCGACGTCATGCAAGAGAATGCCGGCCGCCGGAGTGGCGGTGTCATCCTCGAAGGCGACGTAAGTGCCGGTGTCGACCGCCAACACTGTGCCGGACTTGAGATTCTGGCCGGATTTGACCACGATCTCCTCCCGGCAATAATTGGGCGCGGCTTCTTCGTAGATGAGCCAATCGCCCGGGTAGTTGCCCTGCGTTAGAGCTGCCATTGGTTATTCCTTTCCCGTCTTGGCCAATTTCTCAGCCGCCCGGACGATCGGGCTCTCTTCACACTTCGAGCTCGCCCCCGGCTTGCCGGTCTCGGATCCGGACTCAGGCAGGGTATGCGAGTTGATCTGCACCTCGGCGTCTGCCTTGGCGCGGGCCGTCATGAGCTCCTTGCGGACATCATCGATCGACGTTCCGGTGCGAACGAATGCGGCAATGCGCGCTGGCATCCCGGCGAGGACGCAATACTCCGCAACGTCGGCCGCGTAGGTCAACGTAGCGGCGCGTAGAGCAACCTGCGCCTCTGTCATTTCGGCGCGCGAGACAAGCGCTCCGGCTTCCTGTGTTGGCGGTTGCTGTGTGGCGTCCGCCTTGATGGTGGGTTCGTCCATGACGATCCCCCCTTTCTGTTGGGATTGCGCAGCGGACGCCGCCGCGCTCAAGCTTTTCCGTGATGCGATTGCGGAACGAAGACCGGCCAGGGCGTCCGATAGGCCGCCGACCTGGTCAGCAAATCCGACGTCGATGGCATTGCCGCCGAAGAATAAGCCGGCCTCCGTGGACCGTACCGACTTCGTCGCCATCCCGCGGTTGCGTGCTACCGCATCGGTGAACATGGAATAGATGCGATCCACCTCGGACTGGAAGGCGTTGCGAGCGCCCTCAGTGAGAGGTGCGTGCGGGTTGCCGTCAATCTTCCTGGCGCCCGCGTAGAGGTATGTCGGCTTGATGCCCTTCGCCTCATTGAACGCGCTTTGGTCGACGTGCATCATCCAGACGCCCACACTGCCGACCCCGCCGCTCTTCGTCACATACAGCCGCTCGGCCGCGCTCGCCAGGGCGTAAGCAGCGGAGAAGGCGTCTCCGTCCGCCACGGCGAAGATTGGCTTGGCGCCGCGTTGGGAATAGATCAGGTCGGAAAGTTCGAAGGCGCCGACTGATTCGCCGCCGGGGGAGTCCACCTGCAGCAGCACACCCTGAATATCGGGGTCCGTGATGGCGTCAGTGAACTCGTTTTCAATCTCCGCGTAGGTGGTGGGCCCGCCGCTCATGAAGTCGCCGGATGCCCGCTTGACGAGCGGCCCGACGACGTCGATGATGGCGATCTTGTCCTCGGTGACGAAGTAGGACTTGCGGCTACGGCCCGTGTCGCCGGGGCCATACGCCTTCGGCTGCGTGTCGGTGGCCTCATCCTCAGAGACCACGCCGATGCGTGGACCGATGGCGCCAAGGATCACGTCCAGCTTCTGCCGCTCGATCAGCAGCGGCACGCCGAAGATTCTACTGGCGAGGTGGGTTAGGTGGTGCATTCTGGTCCGCCGTCTGCGCGGCCCGTGCCGCTCCGTTGTTCTGGGTCTGCCGCGGGTCCGAATCGCTGACGATTCCGAGCTCGTCCGCGCGGGCGTTGTCGGCCGCAATCTCGGCATCCACTTGCTCGGGGTCATAGCCCTGCTCGCGAATGACAGACGCCCTGCTAGTAAAGGCTGAACGAACGGCCTCCTTCATGCCGAGGACATCCTTGAGGGGATCAACCCACGCCCATTTAGGAGTTCGCCATTCGGTCGCATACAGGTCCGTCCACTCCTGCTGATTCCGCGGCTTCGGGAGCACGCCTGCAAGGACTGCATCATTGATCCAGCGCCGCCGGACGGGGCGACAGAACTGGTGAATGACTGTCAAGAACTGCAGCTGCTCGAGCCGGCGCCGGAACTCCAGGAGCTCGCCGCGCTGGGAAGAGTAGGTCGCTTCGGAGGTATCCCAATTCAGCAGCGTGTAGGGGATGCCGATACCGGAGGCCAGAGCCCGTAGCATGACCTTGAGGAATTCAGGGAAGGTAGCGGCTGGGTCCGGCGGCTCGCTCCATTCCAGCGTCGTCCCGCTTCCGGCCAGGTCCAGCAGGGTTCCAGACTGAATCTCGCCAAAGCCAACACCCGCGGGCGCCGCCTCGCCGTTCGGCAGTGAGGATTGAGCGGCGATGGCGCTGGCTACATCGTCATTCATGGCCTTCTGCCAGCCGATGAACATATTGCTCAGCTTCTGGCGGGTCAGGACGGCGTCGACGAACTGGTCGAGCTCGTAGAGCGTGACCATCACAGGCGCAAGCCAGGGCTGTCCGCGCAGTTGGCCGGCGCGCAGCACCTGATAGCAATGCAGGACCTGGGAGGCGTCCACGCGGGTGATTTCATTCGCATTCCCGAGCAGCATTCCTCCCAGCCCGGGGTGCTCTCGGTACAGATGGTAGGCCGCGCGCTTGCCGAACGGAGTGAACTCGATGCCGGCCCGGATGGGATTCCCGCCGTTGTTGCCATTCTTCGTGAGCGGCAAGTGCTCGGCTTCCATGATTTGGACCTGCAGCGGAACCAGTAGGCCATCCTCGGCGTAGCGTGGCCGAAACCGCGCGAGCACTTCGCCGGCCTGGAACATCTCCCGCATGGCTAACGCCTGCTGGCCGTAGTGATCCAGCTTCCCGTCGGCGTCCATCTCTTCTACGGAGCGATCCCAGGACTTTTGCAGCAACGTCCGCATCTCCCTATCCGGATGCAGCGGCTGTGGTGTGATGCCGGTTCCGATCGCGTTCGAAACATACGAATCCTCGGCTGACTTCGCCCAGGGGTTCTTTCGAGCGAGACCGCGGGCGCGCCGCCGCAACTGGTCGCCCTCTGTCGAGAGCAGGGTGGAGATCGCGGTATCGAGCTCCTGCCAGCCAGCCAGGCGCCGGCCGGAAGAGGAGCCCTCATAACCGACAGAGCCGGTAATGGCGCGGCCCATGAATCGGGCGGCTCGTCCGAGATTTCGAAAATATGGCTTCATATAGTTCGGGCCGGGAGGCCGAGCCTGATGCCCAGCCCACCGGCCCATGCGGGATGTAAACCGTTACGCGCCCGTCACGGCGGCAGCAACGCCGCCATCTCCGGCACTAGCCGCTGGGGAGTTGGTATACACCACGCCCGAAACACCCGACGATGCTTCCCACTCAGCCGCGCCCACCAGCGCGCAGTCTTGCAGCAGAATGAGTCCGCCCGGGGAACCGCCGGCCGTCACGTCAAGGGCCTCCAGCATCGCCACGCCGGTGCTCTTCACCGCGTTGATGAACGCGCATCCCTTGAATTTCGTGTAGCGATCGGACCCGGAAGCGGCGCGCTTCAGGAACTGATGGGTGTTGGCCTCGGCGAAGGTAATGACGTCGCAGTCGATGAACTTGTTGCGGGCGCCGCCGGCGAGGACGATCTCCGCGTTGTCTCCGGTGCCGCGGGCAATGGTGTCCAGGCCGATGGTGCAGCGGACGAACTCATTTTCGCTGCCAGCCAGGCTGAGGCTGTAGGCGTTCGCGATGTCGTTCGCGTCGTTGCCGATGCCGGCGATGTGGCAATTCTCAACGCGGTTCCGGCTGCCGGTGACGCTCATACAGCCAGTGGGGAGCGCAGAGGCAACGCCAGCGTAGAACTCGATGTTGGCCACGTAGCAGCCGTTGGCCGACAAGGTGAACAGATTGGAGGCCACCGCGTAGGTGGAAGCGAACGCGATGCGGGAGCGCGGCGAGATGTTGACGCCCGCGTTCACGCCGATCAGATGCACCTGGTCTTTGTTCCAGTCCAGAGTCGCGGCCTGATAGTCAGTGGTGTTGCCGGCGGTGTTGCTCTCCGCGTACAGCAGAACGATGTCGTTCTGGCCAGCGGTGCAGGCAGCCAGCGCCGCGGCAAGCGTTTTGAACGCGCACCCGGGGCGCTTTCCGTCAAGGGTGTCGTCGCCGGTCTTCGGTTTGACATGCCAGACGTTGCCCTGCGTGAAGGCCAGCCAGGGAGGAAGGGCCGGTAGGACCGGGATGTTTCCGACTTTGGTGAGTCGCATGGTTATCTCCGTTCTCTGTTGTTGGCGTCCGATTGAGGAAGAGTTGCCCCGTTGCCCGCCGCGTGCGGGCCTCGGCCGTCATGTGGAATCGCGGTTAAAATCCCTTTGAGGAGTAGAGCCTGATTTGGCGAATGGGCGTCGTCCCCTCGACGCGAGTCCGCATGGACTTCCAGTAGTTGAGCAGCCGCTGCGTCTCCTCCACCGACTTGCGCGTCATCGACTGGTCGCCGTCTGTGATGGAGCTCAGGCCATCCATTTGCAGTTCAATAGCCGCAATCTTGGCGTCAATCTGCTCGGTGGTGTAAGCCATTACGAAAACCTCCCGATGATGCGGGGTGCAAAGGTTCGGCGGATTGGGGCCGCGGTCTGCTGCTTTTGAATTACGGGAGCCGGAGCCTGCTCAGGCTCAGGCGGCGCGGACTCGGTCAAGCCCATCTGTTTTTCCAGCGACTGCCAGAGCAATTCCTGCATCCGGCTGATGCCGCAGTGTTCGGCCGCCGCCCGGGCGTAATTCGCGGTATCCAGCGCTTCGTTGCGGCCGCCCGGCCTGGCGTTTACCCACTCGCCGCGCTTGTAGCCCTTGACGATCCGGGTGACATACTGCTCGGCCACCAACTGGCGTGCGAACTCTTCCAGTGTCGGACGAACCCATCCGGCGGACGGAATGTGAATCCAGCCGGCGGGATAATCCGACGCCCCGTCTGCGCGCTCGATCTTGATTTGGCCGTAAAGCTCCATCTTGGCCAGTGAGACATTGATCGGCCAAACCTTCACGCCCCACTTCTGGTGCTTGCCCTTCGTGGAGATGTCGACGGCCGTGGGCACACCAAGCAACGAGACGCCGCGGTCATTTCCCTTGACTACCAGCACGCGACCAGGACCCTGCTGCCGCGCCCAGCGGTATACCATCTCTGCTTCGTAGCCGGAATCAATCGCGGCTCGCCGAATCGGCAAGTCCACGCCGCCCTCGGTTTGGTATGAAACATTGACGGCTTCGGTCAACGGCGCCCAATCTTCAGCCTTCGCCGGGCTTCCCTCAATCACTACGTAGTCGACCAGCCAGCGGTGACGGTTGCGGCCCCAGCCCCACACGGCGATTTCCCACCGGTCCTGCTGGACGTCGATGCCGGCCGTCAGAAACAGGACGCCGCGGGGCACCTGCACGAGAGAGTAAGACTCAGCGCGGGCAATGATTGTTTCGTGCGGCGGGGCGTCTCCCTTTTCCTTCCATGTCTCGGCTAGGGAGGTGTTGACGAACGTCTGAAGCGTGGCTGGATCCTCTTTCTTGTCGAGAAAGTCCTGAACGATGGCGCTCAACAGTTTCCAGGGGCTGTAGATTTCTGAGATCCAGAATCCGGCCACGCCTTCGAAGGGCTTTTCCGCGATCCACTTGGCAGCTTCCGCCTCGCAGGCATTCCAGCGCTCAACGTCGTTCCAGCCGTAGTCGCATGCCGCGCAGTGATACCGCGCGGTACTGGCGTCGTCTCCAGCCCAACGCGCGCGATCCCAGGTGAGAATCTGGAGGTGGCCGCAGGACGGGCAGGGTACGTGGAACTTACGCTGATCACTGCGTTCGTAGGCCTTCGCAATAGCGGAATCGCCGTCGACCGTCGGCGAGCAGGTCTGAATCAGCTTCGCCCGACTGCGGAAGGTGGAGGTGCGCTTGACGCCCAGCGCCCAGCCGTCGCCCTCTTTGCCGACGTTCTTCTTCCACTTGTCCCGCTCGTCACCGATGAAGAGCCGAATCGACCGCCGCGCGAATTCGCCGGCCGTCTGTGCGCCGATCAGTGAGAGCGATCCGCCACGGAAGACTTTGTGAATAATCGTGTTCGCGCTGGAGGTCTTTTTGTCGGCGGCAAAGACTTCGCGCAGGCATTCCATGTCGCGGATCATGGGGGTGAGCCGCTCTTTGCTGAAAGTCTCCGCGTCGGTGGCCGTCGGCTGGGCCATGAGAATCGGCCCGGGATCACAGACAACGCCATGAGCGATGGCCACCTGGTCAACGAGCGTCTTGAGCATCTGGGTCGCGCTCATGACGATCAATTCCTTGACGTAGGGGTTGCCTATCTCGTCCACCGGCTCACGCTGGAACTTGTAAAGCTTCAGCTTCCCGGTGACGGCAGAGTACTCGGGCGACAGCCGGAAGTTCTCCTCGGCCCATTCGGAGACGGACTGCTTCGGTGGCGGCGCCCATTGCGCCCACATGCCCTGTATCAGTTCTTCGAAGTAGATCATGCGGCAGGTTTCGCGGCCAACTCAGACAGGGATTGGCGAATCTTTTCGCGCAGCATCTCGCGGCACTTCACCGGGTTGGATTCGGTCGCCAGTCGGTCGCAAAGTTCGTCCGCAATCATGAGCAGCCTGGACTTGGCCGTGGTGATCATCTCGCAAACGGCCTGATGATGTTCGGCGCCGTTGATCAATTCAGAGGACCGCTCTTTATTCTCCCGCTCAATCTTTTCGGCGTCTGCGAGAGCCTTGCGGCGAACCGCCTGGATGTACTCTTCATCCGTGATAGCCTTGCGCGCGCTCCCCCTAGCCCTCGCGCCGGCAATGATCTGCTCTTCTGGTACGCCCCGCTTGCGTTGCTTCGCCACTGCATGCTGAGTGATCCCAGCTTCCTTCGCTGTTTTCTTATATCCCATTAGGCACTTGCCATGAGTGGAATTCTTAACTGCCCTATTATTTTGTCCCGCTTGCTGTTGTTGCAGGCCGAACAAGAGCACGCAACATTTTCATAGCAGTGTTTTCCGCCTTTTGAAAGCGGAACTATGTGATCCATCTCAGGCGCGTTGCCTGTATGCATCCCTAGTCGCTTCATGTCAACGCGGCGCCCGCATAGGTGACAACAATACCCATCTCGCTTGAAAACTTCCAAGGGGTCAACTGACTCAACAAAGGCTCCGCGTAAAACCGCGCGCCTCTTTTGATGAGCGATCCGCTTGTGATACCTCCTGGAACACCCGCTGGAGCAGAACTTGCCAAGGCACTTGCCTAGTTCATACCGCTCAACCTTGCCACATTCGGGACAGACAATAGACTTGCTTGTATCCACCCCGGCTTTCAGTAGCGTGGCTATTGTATGTCTGTATTGTTTGCACTTGGGTGAGCAGCAAACGGTTCTTGAATTCTTAGTGACAAATCGCGCATGACATACAACGCAAGATCGAAACCAGTAATCAATGTAGCGGTCCTCGCGTTTTCCACGTGTTATGG